CCGCGAGCCTGCATCACAACGGAACCGCCGTTTGTGTCTTGCGCAAGCCACAGCAAAGCCTGGCCGATTACAGCAGCGGATAGCGGGGCGGCAGTGCCGTAGGGGATATACGTCCCTTGAATGCGGTCGAATATCTCTTCGCCGCCGGTCGTTGCCCAGATTTCCGTTGATTGCGAGCCAATCAGATAAAGCTCGCGCTCTACCGTAATCGCCCGCTGTAGCTTGTCGTTCAGGTTCTCGGCAGAGGCGAAGTCAAGCGCATTCCACGTTGACGGATCAAAGGGCGATGACCAGTAAAACTGGTCGCTATTCGGCCCGTGCGCAATGAAATATCCATCCAGCGCGGTGCAGCTTTGCGGGTTGCCAGGGAATGCGGCGTCAGAAATCGTGTTCAGCGTTGGCACTGCGGCGGTGCGGTCAAACCAGAATCCCTGATTGCCGTTCACTATCATCACACGGTCGCCAGCCTGCGCCACAATCGCGTAAGCGCTCCCCGTTGCTCCAACTTGCACCGGGTTGACGAATGCGCCGTTTTGAATGTCCGGCACGAGGTGAACAGAATCGGCGGTAACGATTACCAAGCCTGACGGTGTTGGCTCCATTGCCAACACGGGCGAAGATCCCCTAGAACCGATGGTCGTGTGACCCGGGGCCGGATAGTAGACCAGCCCCTTTTCCGGATCGCCTTCGGGGTACTGATTAACGGCCCGCTGAGTGCTGGCTTTCCAGCTTGCCGCAGCATATGCGGGGCCGATAAATCCCTCAAACGGCACGCGCATCAGAAGTCCCCAGAGACATAGCGATAGTAAGGCGCGGGTGTATTTTGCTGCACTCCCATGAACTCGCACCCGATGCGCGGGTCTGGCAGATTGTTTTGCTGGATGTTCGCCCTCGCTTTCGCGGCCATGCGCACGAGGCTAGCCGACGGTTCCTTGCCGTATTCAGGCGACAGCAGTTCGGCAACAGACAGCACAATCGCTTGCTCATATCCGGGCGGCAGTGCCACAGACGCATTAAGGTCGGCAAACTCGGAGAGCGTGACCCAGCATCCAAGGTGCAGCACCAGATTGGCCGACGGATGCTCCCAAAGTCGAATTATCCCCAGAGGGTATGCCGATCTGTACCAAAGCACAGACGGGAAATTGTCGCCCTGATTTTTTAGCGTGATTGCAGCAAAAACCTGATCCGGAACAATTTCCATCGGCCGATCATAGTTTTGCGAGTCCCGCGTGTATGCCCATTCAATCCTGACTGGGCGGTCTGTGTTAATTGTTCCGCCCGGCCCAATGGTGTACGTGCCAACACCAGCGGTAAGCGCGTGCGTATGTTGCAGAATTTCGTAGGCAAAAAGACGCTCCGCCTGCCAAGCGTCCATCATCTGATTTAGCGTCAGCAGTGCGTCGGCGGCGTCGTTGCCCTCCATGACATCGGATGCCCCGAGGATGGTTGCAGTCCGCATTGCGCGGGTAAGGATTTCTCGTACAGTGCGCGGCATTCCTGATCCCTAAGAAAAAACGGGGGCGCGAAGCCCCCGTAAACTTCCAGCTACCAAGAAAGTCTTAGCCCGTGGTGCCGATCCGGCAGGCCAGCTCGGGGTAGGTCGCGGCCCAACCGAACAGCACGTCGAGACGCATGTTGCTCACGTCGTTCGCGCCGTCGTAGTACTCCGTGACCTTGACCGTGAAGCCCTGGTCCGACTCTTGGCTGACCTTGGCGTTCTGATCCTGCGGCACGAACATCGGAACCATCGCCAGCGTGAAGGCATCCTCATGGAAAGCAACCGAGGTATCGTAGCTGACCGAGGCAGAGCCAACGATCACATACGGCGAGCCGTTAGTGGGCGAGGCGGTGCAGTTCTGGAATGCGCCGGTCGGGGTCACAGCGGGGCTGATCGAAATCGAGGTCGCGCTGATAAGGGCATCAGCAGTAACAACGAATTGCTTTAGTCGGCCGGTCGATGCACGGGTCTGCGGGTTGACATCGAACACCCCCGGCAAGGTGATGATCGTGCCAGCCGTCAGCGTGCCGCCCGTGATCGCAACCACGGTGATCGATGAACCAGTCTGACCGGCGCCCGAGATATTCGTCGCGGTCGCGGCACCGTTAGTCTGACGGGCGACGTTCTGATCCATGCCGACGTTGAAGCCGAGCGAGTCCACCATCATGCCTACGCCGTACTGCTTGCCGATGGTCGAGGCGTTGTTGAACAGACCCGCCAAACCCTGCACCATCGAGGCATTGAGACCCGAGGACAGCACCAGGTTACGGCGACCATCACGCGGGGCGGCGTTGTCATCCAGAATGCGACCCGCTTGCGTGGCAAGGGCCAGCGCTTCAGCTTGCGTCGAAGGCTGAACCATCGTGGTCGTATTGACCGAGACCTGATTGGCGACGGCACTTTCAGCCAGCGCCAGACCTTGGCGGTCGATTTCGTTCGCCACGGTGGCAACAGCGGCTTGCAGCGCCTTTTGCAGATCGGGGTTGCTGATGCTCACCGACCGCTCGATCAGCGGGAAGTTGATATCGCAGCCACCCTGATTCAGCGTCAGCGGAACCGTGTTGAAAACGGTCGCTTGCGGCGAGGCAACGCGGCCCGAACGGTAGGTGTAGCGCGGCGGGCGCTTGATGTTGATGGTCTGGCCGGTGGCATAGCCGCGAGCCATGCTAGAGCCGTACTCACTCTGCCACGAGCGATTGACGCCCTTGGAAAAGGTGAGCATGTTCTTGAGGATCGCAAGGCATTCCTTGGCGACCAGTGAGGTAGTTGCGAGGGTATTCGACATGATTGCTCCGCAGGGTATGGGTTAACGTCCAGCCCACCATGCGCCTTGCTTCTTACGCATCGCCTCGTATTGAGCCTGTGACATGGTTCCAAGATCATCCGAAGATGCCTTGCCACCGCCGATAGGCTCAATCGGTGCGGGCGCTTTGCTTGGGCGCTTGACCGGCTCTTTGTTCGATTCCAAACGCGCCTCGATCTTGCCGAGTTCGCGCACTTGAGCGGCGGGGTTCATGCGGGCAATCTTCTCTGCAAGGTCAGGGTTCTTGCCGAGGTAGTAAGCAACGTCCGGCCCCATATCGGAATCCTTGATTGCTTCCGCCATGATCGGAGTGATCGTCAGATCGTCCGACATGGTTACTTCGGCAAAGTCATCGTATTTCTTCGCGGCTTGTTTCTGCCGGTTGATCCACGACTCCTCACGCTCACGAATTGATGCCTCTTGGCGTGCCCGTTCCGCTCGCACTTCAACTTCTTGCAGCTTTGCCGCCACCTGGTAATCGGCTTTCGCCTCCAGATAGGCTTCGTAGCTGTCGAAGTTCTCGCGCTGCGGCGGGCCTGAGGGCTTCTCCACCTTGGGTGCATCGCCCGCTAGGGTTCGCTCCATCAGGTTTAGCAGCCGCTCATTGACGCGCGCCAAGTCCCGGGCTTGATTCCGGTACTCAATCGCGCGCTCGCCTAAACCACGCTTGCGCTTCCCATCGTCACGCGGCTCCGCGTCTTCGACGCCCTGCTCTTCGGTCTGATGTTCGTCGCTGGCCTGCTCTTGGCCTGCCGTTTTAACCTGTTCGGCTTCAGGTGCGGGTAGCGACTCCGCTTCATTCCCCTGCGAGGGCACGCTGGTTTCGTTCGTCATTTTGCCTACGGCATGAATGAGATGCGCCGAAGGTAGACGGAAACCAGCGGGAGCGGTGGCGGTTTATCGCCCTATTGCAGATACTCCACGAACATGCGGATTGCCTGCTGTACTTCTTCCTCGTCCTGTTCGAGCATTTGCAGTCGCTGTAGCTCTAGCCGCGCTTCTTCTTGTGCGATGGCTAACAGTGACGAAAGCAGGTCATATGCCCGTAGTTGCTCGTCAACCAGCGATTGAAGTGCGGCAGGCTCAATATCCGGCTGCGCCTGGACGATTGACCGCGCCGCTTCTCGAACCACTTCCGGAGTCGGCTTTTCCTCCAACTCCTCGCGGATATCCACCCATCGGCGGGCGAAGTTCGGAACATTGGTGAAGTAATCCCCAGCGCCACCGCCTGTAGCAAGGGCAGGCCCGCGCACGGCAAACGCG